ATTACCACCATCCCCAGCTGCTGGGGTATTTGAACCACTACGTCTAAAATCAATAAACTGTTGTTTACTTTTAGGGAAACCAATACCAATCAACCAATCGTGGATTGTTCTATAATTCTGTAACTCTTCATCTACTATAAATGAGATTGATAAGTTATCAAAAGTAAGATTGTCACCCAAAATTGGAATAGCTTTATATGGTGTAGGTATAACTAATTCACCCAAAGATATTGCTGGAATATTTGCAGCAGTAGTAAAAAACTCAACTTTTGGAAGTTGGTGTATCATAAACCTAAACTGAGTTGGACTTGAATAATCCAAAACTGTTGGTTGTCTATTAAGGGGTGAAGTGCCTGTTGTCATACTACTATTTATAACAAAAAAAAAGAGGGGAATAAATCCCCTCTTTAAGTTTGTTGTAGTTAGTTGGTTAACCCAACTATTATTATTATTACATAAGGTTCTTAACTTGAACTTTTCTGTAATATTTGTTGGTAGCAGAACTGATGGAGATTGCTCCGTCATTCGCAGCTGCAACTGTTCCAGTGTGGAATGGGTTAGCAGCGATACCGTAACGAGTTTTAAACCCGATTTTTGGTTGGAAAGTATTTTCACCAACCGCACGAACCATTTGCAACGGAACGTATGGGCAGTAGAACATACCAGCATCGTAAGGCGAAGAACCTTTGTATCCAACAACGTAGTACTGAGAAGCAGATACGTTGGCTGAATATGGGTCAACATACACTTTGTAACGACCATTCATAACACCAGCGAATGTAGTTGAAGTATCATCAACATTCAAGTTGTTATTAAGGGCTGGAGTGTAATCAAGAACACCTGCCATCTGAAGTGCAGAAGCAACATCAGCTGAACAAAGAATCATGTTACCTTTACCGCGACGAGTCTGTTGACCAATAGCATTGGCATCACGCTCGATTGCGAACATTAGACCTTTGAATTTCTCAACTGACCAACGACCATTTGAGTCTGTATCTAAGTCAAATATACCAGCAGTAGTTGTGTTTGATGATGCACCTTTAACGGCAGATACATATATGTTTCTTACAACTTCTCTGTTTATTTCTGCAAGAATTTCAGCAGATAGTATGTTTGCAAGTTCTGTTTCAGCATCTAAACCATGAATTGCTTTTAAGTCTTGAGCAAGTTCCATAGTATATTCTGCTTTTAGAGCTCTTGTTACAGCAGTAACAGTATGTTTCTCAATACTGAAAGCCATCTCTGCGAAAGCGTTAGTTGTAGTATCACCTAATGCTTCACCTTGTGCAATTGTCATACCAGTTGCACTAGTATAAGTACCAGCAGGACTGTCATTCAATACAGAAGGATTAGTTCCAGAGATGTCACCACCACCAGTATCAGAACCAGCGTCTTGGTTTGATAACATTGAAGGTTCGTCTGCAAGTGCTTCAGCACCAGCTTGTGATAGACCTCTTGCTCTCATTGCAAAGATAAGTCCTGTTGGCCCAGTCATTGGTTGGACACCACAGATATCATATGCGATAAGATTAGGCATAGAACGTCTTACTAATGAGATCAAAATTGGATCCCAATTATCGACTGAACTACCAGTTGCAGATGTTGGAGCAGCTTCACCTAAGAAGTTTCTGTCTTCTCTTAGAGCCTTTTCTTGGTTTTCTAAGATAATTGTAGTAACGGCACGCCTGTAACTATCCTTGATTTCTGGTAAATCAGGGTGTTGAAGGACTGGCGACCACTTTTCTTGTAGATGTTCTGTTTGAAACATTTGTTTCTCCTTTTTAATTTCTACTATTTATAAATTGTTTATTTTGCACTATTAACTGTTCGACCAATAGCGGACATATATGCAGCCATTGAGTCGGAAGTGTCAATGTCCTGTGCGATACCAGTTTCTACATCATCTAGCGTTTCAGTCAAAACTTGTGAAGTCTTAGGGAAATAACTTTCCTTTAGAGTACTAAGTTTTTGATGATATGATTCTTCAGAAGAAAAATCAACATCTTCAATTAATGACTTAAACTTTTCAATTTCTGTTTCAGCCAAGTCAGAAGAAAGTACTGACAAGACTTGTTCCTTCACTAGTGTAGCATTAACAGACTTGGACTGGATTTGCTCTTCCATCATTTCGTTAATTCTACCTTCTAGTTCTGAAATTTTTTCAGATTGTGCTTCTAGCACATCATATTTTTCATCTGGAACATCAACGTAGTGGTCTTCAAACAATTGTTTTAAACCAGAGATAAAGTCTTCAGCGATTTCGCCTTTCAAGCCTCTTTCGATAGCCAACTCGTTCTCTTTCATCCATTCTTCAACAACGTAGTTTAAGTAAGTATCAACTTTTTCAGTTAATCCTTCCTTTGTTGCATTTATATTTTCTTCCAGTTCAGATTTATATTCGTCTTCCATTCTTTCAACTTCAGAACGAACTTTTGATTTAACGGCAGCTTCAAATACTGTTGCAGCTTTACGTTTAAATTCTTCGGAAAGGTCACCCTCACCACTCATTAATGCTTCAACGTGCTCAGATACATCAATAGACTTTAGACGATTTTCCACAGCTTCAGATTTTTCTTTTTCTTCTTCTGTTTCTTCGTGTGCGCCTTCTGGGTGCATTGCAGATTTGATTGCATTGTATGTTGAATGAAGTTTTTCTTTCTTCATTTTGTCCATACCCATCATCATATCTTTCATAGCAGTCATGTATTCCATTTTGGTTTTAGGTTCTTTGTCCATTTCCATTTTGTCCATTTCAGATAGATTTTCATCACCTTCTGCTTCGAATCCAGCTGCAAGTGATTTAGCAGCTTTTCCTTCTCCGTCATTTGGTTTATCCATAGAGTCTGATTTACCAGCACTCTTTTGTGATACATCTCCACTAACTTTTTTTGCTTTGGCTGCAATCTTTTTAGCTGCGGCGTCTTTTTGATCTGGTGATACTACAGGATTTCCTGTATCTTGAACTTCGCCAGGTATTGAGTCCATTTTGTCGGCTTTACCAGCTGATTGCATAGGGGCATCTTGACCATTAGCTTCTTCAAGCTCATCAAGTACTTCTGCCTCTAATTCCTCAATGGTTTTATCTAATTCATTTGCCATGGGATATTGCTCCTTTTGAATGTTTATACAAGTTATTTATAAATTATAACTTTTGAAGAAATCGTGCAAATTCCAAACTATCCGCTGATGCGTTGTTGGTTCTGTGATTTTCTTCTATGTTATCTTTGATCTGTTGAACTTCTGATTCTTGTATCAATCCATTGTTCCAAATCCACTCTCTACCTTCCATAATGCCCTCAACAAATGCGTTGGGAGCAGATGGGTCAGCAACTATATCAGCTGCAGTCGCAAGGTAGAAGTCTTTTCTCACTACGTTAGCACCATCTTTTTGGTCTAAACTTCCCATGCCTCTAGATGATACACCTAATTTTGCACCATCATCCATCAAAGACTTTACAATCTCACCCATAGGGGTTGAAAGTATCTTTGCTTCTCCGATAAAATTCTTTCCGTCTGGTTGTAAAGAAGTAATCATATGAGATGCTCTTTCGAGATTAACTGTTGGCCCGTCTGGGTGTCCTAACTCTCCGTATGCACGATTCTCATTGACGTATTCTTTATTGTATCTGGTTACTTCTTTAGAAAGTATTTCCATAGGATACATACGACCATTACGATTTTTGATGTCTGCTTGCATAAAGACACCTCTAATTTTATAGTTCTTCTTACCAGACTTTTCATCTTGTTCAATCAAATAATCTTGGTCATGAGCAGTATGTTCTGATATTAATTTTAATTGATATCCCATAATTCTATCCTTTAGTTTGTATAGTTAACATCTTTTTTGAACTCTATCAATACAAAACCAGATGTACCAAGACAAGCCATTTCCATATCTCCAGAAGTAGCACCAGTATTTGTTGCAGCAGATTCAATCAATCCAGCAGAACCATCATAGTAACCACTTCCAGCAAGATCAATTAATGTTATATCTGAATCGCCTTGTTCAATAATTTTAACATGACCTGTGTTATCATCAGCTGTTCCTTGAACTAATCCCCACCAAATTCTTCTTTTGTGCAATTTCGCACCATTTGCGTGTCCGTCTAAAGCACTTGCATCTAAAATAGCATTGGTTGTC